ACGTGTGGATGAGTCAGGAAAGCCGTCAGGTGATGGACGCGTTCGGGATCGAAGCTCCGGCGCTTCTAAACAACTACGCGGTTCAACTCGAGGGGCTGGTGGACAGCGCCGTTCAGTGGGGAAATCGGGCCGCTAGCACCATTGAGGGTTACGCCCGCTTTGCTGTTAACGAGCACCAAGAGAACCTGGCTTACAACGAGATCCTCACCAACCCCGACGTTCTCAGCGACTACACGCTGAAGTTCTTTGGTCCTGAGGGTCCGTATCCCGTTTACGAAAACGAAGCTCAACTGGAGACCCGTGGTTATCCCACTGCTCCGGTGAACAATGCGATGGCCCAACTGAGCAACATGCCTGCTCCCCCTGTCGCCGCTGCTCCTCAAGTGGAAGGCGATTTCTGGGGTGGTTTCAGCGATCAGATGGCTCGCGACCCCCAAAACGCCTGGCGTCTTCTGAACCAGGCTCAGCCCCAAGCCGTTGCAAGCAAACTGTTTGTAATGGAGTGATGAGTATGTCGGTAATTAAATAAATTACCGACTGCTAAAATTTGTGTTAGATAAGACATACCAATGTCTGAATCTTTCACCCATTAAACACTTCCTGCGACACTGGAGGATAAAACAAAGTGTTCATTGATAACGATTTTCCAAAGATTCTTGGTGCGGAACTTTATCGTCCCCACCCTGCTTACATCGCGGAAATGGCGGTTGAGCCCGTGGTTGTCCACGACTTCACCCGTCAGCCTGGTCAAACCGTTCAGCTGGATCGCTACAAGTTCTGGGGAACCCCTGGTACCAAGGACAGCCGCGAGCGTATTGCTGACCAGACCATTGGTACTGCTAACAGCCGCAACATCACCAAGGAGAAAGTCCTGGTGGTGCTTAAGGAATACACCGGTCCTGCGGACCCGGGTGATCCCACCCAGCCCAGCACCTTCAAGATTGCTCGGGAAACCCTGGTTACCGCCCAGCGCCTGCTGCTGGACACCGGCAACCTGAACATGTTCCACCAGAGCATCGGTTCTCTGACCCTGCTCGACGACTATCGCCGTTGGCGTGACCGCGTCTTCATTGACGAACTGGCTAAAGCTGAAGCCAACGGTGCCGCCTCTGGTTCCCAGGGTGGTTACTACTTCGCTGGTGGTAAGACCAAGGATTCCTCTGGTCGTATCTCCTACACCGCCGCTGAGTACACCGCTCAAGTCCAGCAGTTCTCGGTTGCTACCGACCTTCTCACCACTGTTAAGGACCTGCGTAAGCGCAACGTTCCTACCTTTGCTGATGGTCTGTATCGCTGCATCTGCGATCCCACCTTCATGATGCACCTGCGTCGTGATCCCGACTTCCGTGAGATCGCTCGTTACGCTGGTAATCCTGGTCAAGGCATGTACATGGGTAACCCCATGATGCCTAACAACGCCAGCTTCTACATGGGTCCCCAGGCTGGTCAGGCCTACTTCCTGGCTGGCGAACCTGTGATGCCTACTGGCGTTCAGTTCGAAGGTGTGAAGTTCTTCGAGTCGACCAACTTCCCCTCCAAGAATGTTACCGCTTCTTTCGACGGCGGTTCCTCCTACGGTTCCCAGGAAGTTGCTCAGGGTTACTTCTTCGGTCCTCAGTCTGTTGGCGTTGGCATCGGCGGCCCGAACGCTCAGGTGCTCATCAACAACAACGACGACTTCAGCCGTTTCATCATCCTGATCTGGCAACTGTACGCTGGCTTCGAGATCCTGAACAAGGACTTCGTCACCACCGCCTACAGCTTCGTCTCTGATGACGGCGTGCTCTGATAATTAATTGTTACTTCATTACATAGGTAAAGATAATGACCTATTTGTCCTCTAAGAAGATCTACCCGGGTAACTGGGCAGAGCCTCTGAACGGCTGGTACAAGAACGTTGATACCAACGATTCCGGTACCAACAACGCTTCGAAGGGCGGCCCCACTGCTGTGTTGGCCGTCCCCGGTTGGAAGTACTTCCAGCAGCGTGGTTACGTCGCTGTTACCGCCACCTCTGGTGGTGGTGCAGTGGCAGAAGCCAGCGTGATCGTTCCTTCCCCCTACCGGAATGACGACACCCGCCCCAACATCACCGGCATGGTGATCTCTGGTGACTCCACCACCCCCGCTTACGTCTACCGCGCCACCCTTTCCGTGGCTTCCGGTTGGGGTGATGGCCGCGTTGCTTCTGGTGTGTATGCTGCCACCGGCAACGTGATCACCTTCTGCCGCGATTCCAGCGGTCCTGTGGCTTCCACCGGTGTTGGTGAAGCCATCGGCCAGGCAAACCTGACCTCCACCACCTCTGGCTCTCAGGCTGGCGAAATCTTCTTCGCTGCTGGCTCGGCTGCTTACAGCACCCTGCCTTTCCTGACCGCTACCGGCGCTGCTGGTGTGGTGCAGTCCGGCGTTTATCGCGAGACTTCCTCTGCTGAAACCTTCAAGGTCTTCGCCCGTGGCACCGCTACCGGCCTGACCACCTCTGGCGGTTTCTACATCTCCAGCGGTGACTCCAATGCCAGCAGGACTGGTTACCTGGTTGTGGAAGTTTGCTACATCCAGCCCGATGTTGCTGCTGGTTACGAAGATATCGACGGATATCTCGAAGGCCGCACCGTTAGCTGAATAAGTTAAACTAGGACCAGAAATTATCTCTGGTCCTTATGCTTTATCAGCACAAAAAGACTGGCACACGAGTAAAAGTTGTTAGCGAATGGGATGATGGCGATTGGTTCATGGTCGAAGACCAGGACGGTCGCCTCTTCACTGCGTATAAGACTGAGCTTCAGCCAGATGAAGAAGCAACCAAAAAGGTTAAAACGCTTCAGGTAAAAGATAAGGCAGCCAAAGAAGAACCCCGTTCCTTCCCGCCTGATACTCGCCTCAACATCAATGGGGCGACCGCCCAGATGATCGCAGATCATATTAAGGGCATCGGCCTTAAGACAGCTCGAGAGATTAAAGATCTCCAGATGTCCTTATCGGGTGAAAGATTTAACAATCTCGAACAACTGAAGCAAATCAAGCGAGTTGACTGGGATTCTGTAATAGCGGCTAATTTAATCCGCGTCTAATCTCATCTCCTTCTAGCCCCTGGGAAACCAGGGGTTTTTGCTTTTAGAATAAAAAGAAAAAGAAATATGGCAAGCGTTCTTGATTTAGGTAATGTCGGCATGACCGGGGTAGCTTCCGGTCCGCATGCGCATTGGACGGTACTTAAAGACGGGAAGCAGTTTCCTTTATCCAAGACTCGTAAAGACCTGGGACAATATATTGAATTTCGTCCGCCAAATGAGCAGAATTGGTATCGCCTTTATGGTGATGAACAATCAGGATTTAAATTTAATCCCAGTGGTTATTCGCAATTAACCTTAAGCAGCCCCATGGGGGCAAGGAATACGGGGATCCCTGGGGCATCAACCGATCACCGTGGAGAAGATTACACGCTCCCGGAAGGCACTACTTTACGCTTTGCTGGACAGGGCTCAGTTGCTACGTATGCTGGACAAGGCGCTGGCGGCAACGTTTCAAGTCTCCGCACCGGTCCTTACGAGTTGCAAACAATGCATCTCGGCAGGCTACCTGGAGCATCTACCACGCGTACTTCTGACGCCCCTACTCCTACAGCACCAACCGCAGATACTTCTGCTCGTACAGAAGAAATACTTAAAGCTTTTATGTATGGTCAAGAGTACAAAAAAGAACCTGAGAAAACATTCGAGCAGGGGTTGAAAGAGCAGTTGGTAGGAGGGCTTATTTCACAAGCCCTTAATCCAATGTCCTTCTTGTCTTCTTATTCAACCGGCAATCCATTCCTTTCCGGAAGATCCGCTGCTACCAGTGATTTTCTCGGTGGCATTCTTGGTTGATTACGTACTTTTATAATTAATTGATAAGGAGATGTAGAAGTGCAGCTTTCTGACTTCGACAAAAGTAGGGTCAGGTATCACCTGGGATACTTCACTGTTTCAGTTCCAGCGGGTGATTATGCCCGCCTGGAAGAAGCAATGAATACGATCCCGGACTCCTTCTTCTACGACAAGATCACAATCCAAATTGGACGTTGTGATACTGCAGAGAAGAAAACTGAAGTTGCAACTTCTCCCTCTACTCGCCTTGAGAGCATCGCTGGTGACGTGGATCGTACGATTCGATCCAGTAATGCAAAAGAGGCATTAAAGGTTTGGGACGAGATTTACCTCTACGAAACCAACCGCCTTGCTGGCATCCTTTACGTTCCTAACTACAAGGATCCGTTCCAAGCCAGGTATCGTTACGAACGTTCTGGCGCTGAATTCATCCAGGCATTACCTGGCCCTGCTGACACCGCTGTTGGCTCACGTATTTACTTAATGGAAAACTGGAGGTAATCATGTCTAGAGGTGATCGTCGCTCCGCGGAAGCCTTTAAACGTCGTGTTGCTGAGCAACAAGCTGTTTTAAATAAACTGAGATCAGGGCAGGGAATTACAGGTGCTCAGCCTGCTAACCCGATTATCGGTGGTATTCAATCCGTTTTTGGCGGCGCTGGTGAAGGAACAATCCCTACACTATATGGAGCCAAATTAGGAGGAGAGGAAGTCCTACTTGGTAAAGGTGCTTGGAATACTAAGACAGCGGGTAGTGGACCAATTAATGTTGGCGGACGCACTTGGTATCCTGCCCAATCAGGTCAAGATTTAGTTTATAAACCGGGTTCTGAGGCTGGTAAATACGGAAGTATTCTCCCTAGTGCTTCGTCTACTTCTCCCGACAGAGCTACTGATCCTGCCGCTCCCCTAGTTCCTGCAGATCCTTTTTCTAGGTTATCTCCAGAAGACCTCGCCTACCAGCAAGAGCGTGCTCGGGTTGAGGCTATGGTTAAATCAAATCCTGACATGCAGAAAGAGGAGATTGCAGCAGCGCGTGCCAAGGTCCGAGATCAAGGCATGGCAATATGGGCGGCAAAAAACAAGGATTTGGCTAAACAAGTAAAACCAGGACAGTCCGGGTACGAAGTAATCCAACAAACTTTATACCCTGGTGGCACTCCAGTTCCCACCCTGTCTTCTGAATCGGAAGCAATGTTGAACGTTATTGCTCCCGCTAATCAGCAAGGAGTTCGACCAAATGTGACGCCAATGCCAGGACAGCTTCCTTCTTTCGGTTCTGCAACAGAGGGAATGTTTAACGAAATTACAGCT